GGTGATGGCAAACCAAAACCGTCAGGAGCGCTATCTAGACTTTGATCAGATGGAATACATGCCAGAGATTGCCTCTGCCTTGGACATTTATGCTGATGAGATGACAACATCTACGATTCTCAGTCCACTCCTAAAGATTGATTGCTCCAACGATGAGATTAAAGTCGTGCTGGACAACCTATATCACAAGATTTTGAACATTGACTCCAACTTGTTCGGCTGGTGTCGCACCATGTGCAAGTTTGGAGACTACTTTTTGTATCTAGACCTTGATGAGATCCACGGAATCAAGAGTGCAGTCGGTATTCCACTGGAAGAGCTTGAAAGAATGGAGGGCGAGGATAAAACTAACCCTAATTATGTGCAGTACCAATGGAACTCAGGTGGATTAACCTTTGAGAACTGGCAGATTGCACACTTCCGTATCCTTGGTAACGATAAATTTGCCCCATACGGTACTTCAGTGCTTGAAGGGTGCCGTAGAATCTGGCGCCAACTTACTTTGCTTGAAGATGCGATGATGGCATACCGTATTGTACGCTCACCGGAACGCCGAGTGTTCTATATCGACGTTGGTAACATTCCACCACACGATGTAGAGCAGTTTATGCAGAAAGTCACGACCCAGATGAAGAGAAATCAGGTTGTGGACCCCAAGACCGGTCGTGTTGACCTCCGATACAACCCAATGAGCATCGATGAGGACTATTTCATCCCTGTTCGTGGTGGAGAGTCGAGCAGAGTCGAGTCTTTGCCCGGTGGAACCTACACTGGCGACATTGACGACGTTAAATACCTCCGCGACAAGCTTTTTTCTGCTTTGAAGATTCCAATGTCCTATCTGTCACGCGGCGAAGGTGGCGAAGAGGACAAAACCACGTTAGCACAGAAAGATGTGCGTTTCGCAAGGACGATCCAGCGCCTTCAGCGCTCTGTTATCTCCGAATTGGAGAAGATCGGCATCATTCACCTGTTCACGCTAGGTTTCAGGGGCGATGATTTGATTTCGTTCAAGCTTCAGCTTAATAATCCGTCCAAGATTGCAGAATTGCAAGAGCTTGAGCACTGGAACACTAAGTTTGACACAGCATCGGCAGCTACGGAAGGATTTTTCAGCCGCCGGTGGGTTGCAGAGAATCTGCTTGGCATGTCCGCAGAAGAATTCCTGCGCAACCAACGTGAAATGTTTTATGATAAGAAGATTCAGGCAATGCTTGAGGCTGCAGCCGAACCTCCTGAAGAAGCAGACGCCGGCGGCGGCGGTGGCTTAGGTGGTGACCTAGGTGGCGACCTTGGCGGTGACTTAGGTGGAGATCTGGGTGGCGAAGAAGGCGGCGACCTTGGTGGCGACCTTGGTGACCTAGGTGGGGAAGAAGGAGGCGATCTCGGTGGCGATGAGGGCGGTGAAGAAGAAGACACTGCCCTATTAGCAGCGCCCGGTCATCGTGAAGACGGCGGCTATGTGACTCCCGGCTCCAAAGGTAAGATGTATTATCCAGTTTCCAGTGACCGTAGAAAACGTGGTGCTCGTAAGCGTAGCCACCATGCAGACTCGGGAATGTCGATAGCCAGTACGTCCAATAGGAATCTTTTTAAGGGACTTAATGACTTGAGTAGACTTAGCCATGGGCTAAACGAGAATGTGGAACCTAATTATACCGAAGAGAAGAAGGTTATCGCTAGCCATTCCGAAACTAAGTCATTGATTGAGAGCTTGCAAAAATTGGAGTCTAAAAAGAATGAAGCACAATAAGAAAAGAAATACAGCATTTCTGTATGAAACTTTGGTCAGAGAATTGACCAGTAGTGTGGTCAGTAAAGATGCATCGCGCAAAAATAAGATTGTTTCTGTTATGAAAGAGTTTTTCAAACGGGATACTCCGTTAGGATTAGAGTTAGAGCTTTACAGGACACTGTACGAGACAGTGGATGTAGACGCGATGACAGCAGAGAAGCTGTTGTTAGAAGTCAAGCGAGTGTACTTAGGGCTAAACCAAGACGAAGTTTTTGATCAACAATCTGCACTTATCGGCACTATCAACAGAGAGCTTGGTAAGGACACATTTAACACGTTCGTTCCTAACTACAAAGACCTCGCAACGATATCTCAGATTTTCGATAAGCGAACCACAATCAAAAAGCGCACACTTCTAGAGAACAATGTGCTTAATAAAATGACTACAGGCGCCGCGCCTTTGACTGAAAGCACGATGAAGCCAGTAGACAATCTTGTCTATAGCACTTTCGTCAATAAGTTTAATGACCAGTACTCTGATACCTTGAGAGAAGAACAGAATAAACTACTCAGTGCATATATCGTTTCGTTCTCGGACAATGGTATTGCGCTGAAAATGTTTTTGAACGAAGAGTTGGCACGACTTAAGAATGTGATCACGGAGTCACGCTCCTTGAACGAGATTGCTGCAGATAAGAACATGCTCAACAAGACCGACAAGGTTGTTGAAACTATCGAAAGTTTTAAAACACGTCAGATTGACCGCAAGATGTTAATGCAGGTTATGAAGATCCAAGAGCTAGCAGCGGAGATTAATAACTGATGGCTGGGATCGTACTTAAAGTTGGAACAAGCGACGAGTTTGATGAAGAAAACCGCGTAGACACCGAGAGGGAAACCCAAGCGACAGTTTCACTGGACGTTCGCAAGACCCTTGGTGGAGATCTTGTTATTTACGATCACGAAGACATTGATATTATTATCTCACCCAAGAACAAGACTGTGATTGCGTTCGCAAAAGACGAGTTGAACGACATGGTTTATGATGCGCAGAGTCGCTTGTTTGATTACCTTTCCAAAAAGGGCGTGGTCAAGCGGGAGTCTGTCGAGGGAGGTAATGTGTACGGCTCGATGCAGGCTACACTTGAAGAGCCTCCCGGCGAAGGACAAGACCCCATCAACGTAGGGGTGCTGAATATCACAAAGTTTATGGAAGAGGAAGCTCCACGCTTCATGTACAACCGTATGTACGATGAACAAGAAGAGGAGCGTATGACCGAGCCTGATGGCGAAGAGTCTACTGAGCTTGGCGAAGTCCCTCACAAGAGAGAGAAGGGTTCTATTCGTCCCGGCATCTATCGCAATGCATATATGCATAACAGATTTTACAGAGCATAAGAGGTATAAATGGATTTACTATGGTTTAGTTTAGCAGCATATGGGTTTACTCAGATGCTGATTTATGGATCTATCTTTGATTCACTCCGTCCAACGAAAGGCTCAATGGGCAAATTATTCCAGTGCCCAATGTGCTTGGGCTTCTGGGTAGGACTATTTTTGTATGGCATTAACTATAATACAGAACTATTTACGTTTGAGTATACTGCCGCTAATTTTTTGATTTGCGGATTTGTATCATCAGCCGTTTCATATGTCCTCTGTTCTATCTTTGGAGATGACGGCATACAACTAGGAAGGGAGCAATAATGAATACAGGATTTTGGACAGCGAAGTGGATGCTTCAACCAGTACGTCTTTGTAAGAAGGGCTGCTGACTCGGGCGGGTAGCGCCCGTCATTTTTTATTAGAGAATATTATGAAGAAAGTACTTTTACGAGAATATTATGAGCTATGCGAAGGCGGCGTCTGTCAGGATCTCCTGACGGAAGAGGAGAAGATCTATGTCGGAAACGGCGGTATGATTCTTTCCGGCAAGCTGCAAGAAGCTGATGTTCAAAATGGCAACGGTCGTGTCTATCCAAGAAAGATTCTTGAGAGAGAGATGAAGACGTACCAAAAACTTGTACAAGAGAAAAGAGCACTTGGGGAATTAGACCACCCCGAGGACTCAGTTATTAACCTTAAGAACGCCTCGCACATGGTCACTGATGTGTGGTGGGACGGACCTTCGGTTATGGGAAAGGTCAAAATTTTAAACACACCATCGGGCAATATCCTTAGAGAGCTTGTTAACGATGGTGTGAAACTCGGGATTTCGTCTCGCGGGCTAGGTTCGGTCAGCGAGTCGCAAGGGCGAACAATGGTAGAGGATGATTTTCAGTTAATCTGTTTTGACTTCGTATCTGAGCCTTCGACTCCCAATGCCTTTATGGGGCTTAGCGAGGGTAAAACCTATGAAGAACCAAATGTTTTTACAAAAGCGGATAGAATCAACCGCTTACTAAATGATATCGTTGAGGAGTAAACGAAAATGAAGATTTCAAAAGCAAGACTTAAGCAGATTATTAAAGAAGAGCTTGAGGCAGTAGTGAACGAAGAGGAAGAGACAGGAGAGGACCAAGTAGAAGAAGCATACGCCGGCGCAAAGCCCGGTCCTTCCCACAGAGATCGTCCCGGCTATCAAGCAGCCACGGTTCGTGGTCGTGTTGATGCACGCACACCTACGCTGGATGCTGCTGCTGAAGCGCTTGGTATGAGTCCGTCGCAACTTATGATGGATCTCGCACAAGAGATGGGTGTACCACTAGCCGATTCCGGCGATGCTGAGCCACCACTCGAAATGCCAGAAGGGGAGTAGCATGAACAAAGCCGAGATAAAGGCTGTACTAAAACCCCTAATCAAAGAATGCATCAAAGAAGCAATTTTTGAGGAAGGGGTTTTGTCAGGTATTATTACTGAGGTAGCTCAAGGGCTTACCTCTGGTGTACCTTTGGTGGAAGCGGCGCCTGTCACAAAGGCGCAGCCTAAGCACAGAAAGGCGACAAAAGCAACTCGATCTCCAGAGGCTGAACGTGCTAGAAAAGATTTAATTGAATCAATTAATAAAGATGCTTACGGTGGCGTAAACATTTTCGAGGGTACCGAAGCAATCTCAACCGCCGCCGCATCAGGTGAGCCGAAGCCCGGTAGTCCGTTAGGCGATATTGCACCTAACGACCCCGGTGTCAACATCGATGGAATATTAAACATTGCTGGTGACGCTTGGGGCAAATTCATTTAGTCAATACTATTTATCGAAAGAAGGGAATATAAAAAATGGCAGACAATAGCTCATTCAACTACGGAGTAGGACTTCACAACGTAGGCTCATACAGAGTTTCAGGTGATCCATGGGTTTCGGGTTCAGACTCTCACCCAGCAGATAACGAGATTTGTTATCAGTTTCCGTGGGTCGCAAAGAAAGTTACAATTTACAATTACTCAGCACAGACGTTGAAGGTTCACTTCAATTCTACATCATCTGCTGGTGATGTTCAGGGCGGCTTAGGCAGCGGCTACGGCGGTCAGCATATGCTGGAGGTTCATCCAGTATCAGGCTCGCAGTCAGTTCTGGAATTAAACTGTAAGGCTAAAGAGATTTATATTTCTAATCCCGGTTCTGGTACAGGGCACTACAGAATATTCGCAGAGCTTACCGGAATCCCAGTTGGCAGAATGTACGATCTAACCGGCTCTGGTTTGACCGAAGCACCCGCTGGCAGCGACGGGTAGGAATAACTTAGATGGCATTTCGTAGAAATAACAGAAATAACAGACGCCGCACGCACAGACCTCGCC